TTTCTTTATCCGAGCAACGGTAGATACTAATGGTGTCACTTATGAACAGACTTCTATTGATCTTGGGGCATTCGTTGACGCACTCGGAAAAACAGTAATGAGAATACATAGCGTAGCGGTTCAATATGGCGACCCGACAAACCTTCCAACACCTCTCCCTGGTGGTGGTAACGCCATGACAGCCTACCAATTAACTACTCAATCTCAAACCGATATGGTAAATGCAGCTAATAGGACTCTTATCTCATCCGGGAAACTTGTTTTAGGATGTGAATCTTCAGTCGCTCCTGGCTCAAACAACATTACATCATTAACGGACTTCGCCGACTTATCTCCTGATCAATGGCGTGGTGGATATTTGGTAGCCGTTGAATCCATCTTCTTAGGGACTGATTCAGTTTCTAATGCAATATGTGATAATGTGACCGTTGTTTTGGAGTGTACCGTTGAAACTATGACCGCTTCAGCAAGTATGGCCCTCGCTTTGAGCCAGCAATGAGGCTGGTTTAGATGGCACTCACTGATGAACAATTCGCATCCTTCCTCCGAAGTATGGCGGACCAATTGTTAATGTATCCTGCAGCCGTCACTGGCATCCCTGCCCCGTTGGTTGGAGCCTTTGTTGAAGGTGCCACTGTAGGATCGGTTGGAGCTGGTAAAGCAAAAGGACGTAAGGGTAAAGTCAGCGCATACAACAAAGCATTCTCTAAAGCATTCAAACGACGCCGAGATATGATGACGAAAAAGAATGGCGATTGGAAAAAGAATTGCGATTCAAAAAAGTGTATGTCTAAGGCACACCAAGATACTCGCAAGATCATGAAACTTGCAATAGTAGGGGGCCGGCGAAGATGAAGTCGGGGAGACTTAGAACATTAAGAGGCCAGGTTGAAGTTATCGGTGGTGGCGTTGCAAGAAAAAATCTAGTCGCCGCAGATGGTTTGGTCAATATGGGTTTGAAGATTGAAAAGTTTCAAGTTTGGGCTGTTGATGTTGCTGATACATTCAATGCGATTCTAAGTTACGAAACTATTCCTTCTGGATCTCAAATGAATGCTGGAGATAATCGCCAATTCGGTTGGACGATTGGAAACGGTTCGGCAGAAATCAATAATGAATTTTTAGATCCCGATCACATCATCAATAGGGATTTATTTCTTACTTTGGTGAACTCATCCACAGGCGTTTACAATTATTTAATTGAAATGAGGCTTCTTGAATTGACTGATGATGAAGCGATCATTACAATCATCAAGGAAACTTCTCAATCTTGAGGTTCCATATATTCTCCAATAGCATCTTCAAGATCAATTTTAGCATTTGTACGAGCATTACAAAGTCTTTCTCTGATACCTGGTATATCCAAACCTTCCATGTGTGCCAAAAGGAATATATTCACCGCATCTTTCACGCCTTCGTGATATGCTTCGGCGTATATGATCTCCTCACTCATCTCAATTCCACCCATTCACAAACACAATACTTTGGTTTAGGTGCGATGTTCAAAGAATTAGATCCACAAGTGCATTCATAGTATCTAAAAAACAATGCAGTTTGACCATTGTTGTCTATTACCTGGTGCGTCCTCCAATGTCGCATACAATTACGGCATTGAAATCCTAACACGCGTTTCTTATGACTCGCTATGCGGTCGTACTTGGCTCCACAATCGCAATTAATGGTACTCATGCGTTCATCTCCCAGCATATTGGACACTTTGGCATCAATTGAATGTTACATTTGCCATCTGCCCGGTTCTTTCTATGTGCTTCTGAACCGGTGTGGTCTAGATCTCTCATGAATTGAACCATGGCAGAGGTATCAATTGCCCTTTGAACCCATGCAGAGCGGTTCCCGTTGGTGTATTCAGCCGCCAATCTGTCTAAATTGCGCTTCGCTTCTAGTGTCAATGACACTGTAATGATGGTTTTATCGTCCCTCATGGTATGTCCTAGTGGCTGTTATTAATAAATAATCCGGTGGGGGGGTATAAGTAGGTGGGAAAACAATAGGATGGGTGTGGCGGGGGTAGTAGTAATGGTGCGCTTGATTGGCTCGCTTCGCTCGCAAAGATAGAAGTGATGTGTATGGGGACAGTAAGTTTACTTTATACACCGTCGAGGTCTGCCTTAGGATATGGCGAGATCTGATTCTTTCTTTATCCGAGCAACGGTAGATACTAATGGTGTCACTTATGAACAGACTTCTATTGATCTTGGGGCATTCGTTGACGCACTCGGAAAAACAGTAATGAGAATACATAGCGTAGCGGTTCA